TAGCGTCTGTTCTTAACAGTGTTCCTTTTTATAAAGATCGCATTCATATTGTCCATATTATTTCAGCGTTGAGTTCTCCTACGACAACGGTGTATGCAGGCGCTATTTCCAGAACTGCAGATAGATATTTGGCGGCTACAGGGCAGAAAGACAATATCTCTAACCATGAGACACAATTCGATTCTTCTTTCTCAGCAGGATACGAAGAAGGCGTTGTTGTTTCTGACCTTATTAAAAGACCGAAAGTGCAAAAGTATTTCACTGTTCCTGAGTGGGAAGAACTTTGGAGGACAGGTTTTCGTGATGTTCGTGCTTACCTTTACACTCCAAATAGTCTCGTGCAGTGCGTTGCTGGCGACCCGGTAAAGATTGACCCAGTGGCACTTACAGAAGCGATACGGTTTGAATTCGATTTGCCTTACCCAGAAGGAAGCCTTGATAGGGCTGAGCAGGCATTAGATGCGTTCTCACGCCGGTTAGGCATGGCGCTCTAGTATGGGTGAGAGGATTTACCTATGTTTGAATATAGAGCGGAAGTTAAGAGAGTAGTAGACGGTGACACTATTGACGTTGTGCTTGACCTCGGGTTTGGCATTCTTTATAAGTCTCGGGTTCGTTTTCTGGGCGTCAACACTCCAGAATCGAGAACTAGAGATTTGGAAGAAAAAGAAAGAGGGCTGGCCGCAAAAGATTTTGTCACGAATTGGCTCATTCATGAAACGGACATGAGTCCTATTATCGAAACTCAGTTAGATAAAAAAGGTAAGTTTGGAAGAATTTTAGGTGTTATTAAAAACGATGATGGAGTTAGATTGAACGACGTTTTAATAGAAGAAGGACATGCAGTCGCTTATGACGGAGGCAAAAGGTAATGTCTGATGCAGTTTTTGGCCCTTCTGGGCGAATAATTTTACAAGACTTGAATGTTGCTTTATCAAGCAATTTCAAAGAGATGCCTAAGCATCGACCAATGTCAAAGTTTGTTTCTGAGGTAGAAGAGTACCGTAAATGGATGGTCGAATTACTTAAGAACGAATACGTTATTCTTTGCACAGCACGGTCTGTGATGTATGAGGATTTAACTCTTGAGAGGATTAAGTCTCTTACTGGCTGGCAGCCAAATGAAGTTTGTTTTAACCCGTGGCCTGACCCGTCTGGGAAGGGAGCGTTACGGGCGCATAGGGCTAAAGAGCGTTATTTGCATGAGGTGATTATGCCTCGACATGGCGACGACCCTTCAATGTATTTCGCTATTGAATCGAACAAGTATTCGAGAGGCATGTACCGTTCAAACGGAGTTGAATGCCGTGATGCTAATCGTGACGATGAAAATCCTTGGAAAAGTCTTTTACCGTAGGGGTTTGAGATGATAAAAGTATGGATTGACCAAGACCTCTGTACTGGCGATGGCTTGTGCGCAGAAATTGCACCAGACGTTTTCCAAATGCACGACGATGGTTTGGCTTATGTCAAAGAAAAGAACTGGCCGACCATCTATGGTCCTGACGGAGCGCCTAAAGGTGACCCAGCATTAAAGATGGCTGAAGGCATGGCTGTTGTTGAAGAGATTGACCTTGAAGCAACTATTGAGTCCGCTGAAGAATGTCCCGGTGAATGTATTTTTATTGAGGTTGAGTAAAAACCGCCTGTAAGTTTTCAATTCACTGTACGCTGGATATATGCGTGATGAAGTGTCGCCACCAGATAATTGGGAGTTCGATGAAGAAGTAGCGGCCGTGTTCGACAACATGCTTGAAAGAAGCATTCCTGATTACAAAAAAATGCGGGAAGCAGTAAATGCTATTGCGGCTCCTTGGCTTGTGAACTACCAGAATGAAAACGCTTTCTATATTGATTCCGAAAAAGCATTTCACGGCCCTGATGTTTATGTCCAAGATGTTTTAGATGTTGGATGCTCGAACGGTTTAGCGCTTAAAGGGTTAGATGATTACGCTAAAGCAAATAACCACACGATTACGAGGCTGGTAGGTACTGATATTTCGGAGCCGATGCTTAACAGGGCTGTGGAATTAGGAGAGAACGACGATCGTTACCAGTTCTATTTTCATGATTTAAGAGACCACTTAGCCTTTGAAGATGGATCATTCGATGTGGTACTGTGTATATTGACGCTTCAGTTCACTCCTGTTGTGCATAGGTTGAGAATCCTTGATGAGTTATACAGGGTTCTTAAACCACAAGGCAGGCTTGTTCTGGTCGAAAAACTTGAAGGCGACACGCAACAACTTAACGACGAAATGATCCATATTTATCACAACCATAAACGGAGTATGGGCTATTCAGAAGAGCAGATTGAACGTAAAAGACTCAGCCTTGAAGGGGTTATGACCCCCATCACTCAAGAATGGAACGAATATCTATTAGAAGAAAGCGGTTTCACCCACAGAGAATGTTTCTGGAGATGGATGAATTTCGCTGGCTGGGTAGGAATTAAATGACAGAGAAAAAAGAACCTAAGAATAGGTATAAACAAAATTTAGAGCCGCAGTATCAGCCGCCTGAAAAAAACAAGTCAAGGCGAACTGGTCTATACACATCTAAAACGACGCTCGAAGGAATCGTTAAACTTATCGGCGCTGGTAACTATAGAAAAACAGCGTATGAGGCTTACGGAGTAACAAAAAACAGTTTCTATAAGTGGATCGAAATAGGCGAAGAAGCAAGGAACAAACTTGAGAGACTCGAAGCCTTAGATGCCACTGATGAAGATTGCTTATGGTTCGTAAATGAACTTGAGAAGGCTCAAGCGAAGTCTGAAGCGGCGCTAGTAACCAGATGGTATACAGAAGCCGTAGACGGCGACTGGAGGGCAGCAGAACGCTTTTTAGCGAAGGCTTACCCTGCAAGATGGTCCGACCCTGCGACAAGAGTTGAAATTTCTGGTCCTGACGGGAACCCAGTTACTCAAATCACGGGGCATGTGCATGTAGTTGAAGAAGTAGACTCGGATAGACAGAGAAAAGTACTAGAAGCGCTTATAGATGCAGGAGACTTACCGCAAGAAGTCTTAGATGCATGGGATGGAGACGAAAATGGATCAGAAGACGAGGGAAGCGTTATCGACGCTGATGTCGTGGAAGAAACCTTGCAATCTGAAAATCCCGCATGAGCCTCACCCTAAACAGCAGGCTTATTTAACTTGGAACTCGACTAGAGAAGCATTATTCGGCGGGGCTGCTGGTGGAGGAAAATCTGACACTCTTTTAATGGCGGCACTTCAGTATGTTTGCGTTCCCGGTTATTCAGCGCTTCTTTTACGTCAGACTTACCCACAGTTATCTGGTCCTGACGGTTTTATAGATAGGTGCCAAGAATGGTTCAGTGGACAGAATGTTGACTACAACGTAACTAACAAAAGGTTCACGTTTGATTCTGGTGCGACAGTAACTCTCGGTCATTGTGAAAGAGAAGAAGATCGTTACAACTTTCAGTCTTTTGCTTACCAGTTCGTAGGGGTAGACGAATTAACACAGTGGGGTTCTGACAAAGTTTATTTATACGTCGGGTTCTCTCGTGTTCGTAAAGTAACAGCCCATGACACTATTCCTCGATGCCCTTCATGCGGAATGTCTGTCGCTGATGTCCCTTTGAGGGTTCGAGCGGCAACAAACCCCGGTGGTCGTGGTAACGACTGGGTTTATGAACGCTTTATTCTCGGCAAAAACGAAGACCGTAAGTTCATGCCATCGCTGATAACAGATAACCCTTCTTTGGATCATGACGAATATGTTAAGAGCCTGCAGGAGTTAGATGCTGTCGAAAGAGCAAGACTTCTCGAAGGTAACTGGGAAGTAGCAGAAACTGGCGGGATGTTTGAGCAAGACTGGTTCGACGTTATAGACACTCCTCCAGATTCGGTAAAGAAAGTCAGGTATTGGGACTTGGCAGCGACGGCAGCGGCAAAAGGAAAAGACCCCGATTACACTGTTGGCGCTTTAATAGGTATGAGCGAAGGCCGATATTACGTTTACGATATTCAAAGAATGCGGGGAACTCCCGGTGAAGTCCAGAGCCTTGTTAAGAGAACAGCAGACGTTGATGGACCTAGCGTTGACATAGTTATGGAACAAGAACCCGGTTCTGGCGGGGTAAACACGA